GCATCACGAGTGTATTTTTCAATTAATCCAATTTTGTTTGCCATTTTTTTCTCCTTATACTCCTAATAGTTCAAAGGCTTCTTTTTTGTCTTTTTCCTCTTGAAGCTGTTTGACCGCCCAATCGTAATCCTCTTGGGTAATTTCGCCATCCTCAAGTTTTTGTTTTAAGACACTGATGAGTTCATCACCATCAAGCCCCTCGCCTTTCAGAGCATTTAATAATTCTTTAATTTCCATTTTTTTCTCCTTATTTCCTGATACCGAATAATTCAAATGCTGCTTTTCGCTCGTCTTTCACTGGTGCTTGTTGACGCTGTCCGCCGATTGTCTGCACTGATCTTTGAGCTAGCCACTCCGGATGTGTCGTTAATTCAGCTTTTAGATTTTCCGGTGTCAAGGATAGTTCTTTGCCCTTAAAGTACGCTTTAACATCATCGTATCGCTTTACATCGATATTATGTTCAATGAATGTTAATTGTTCTTTGTAGAGCGTGTTTTCATTTTGTAGACTTTCAACGATGCTTTGCAGTTCATCCGCTTTTTTGACTTTCTCAATCAGTGCGGTTATTTCATCATCATTCTCGACACCTAATTGTTGGTGGAGTTTGTTTTTTTGCCTATCAAGGCGTTTCCGCACGATTTCGTTCATCTCTTGTTCGGTGAATGTTTTTACATCGTTGTTCTCGATTGTCGGTTCGAGTTCCGTTTCCTCGATTGTCGGTTCGAGTCCCGTTTCCGCCGCTTTCGTTTCGGTTTCGTCCGTTAGTTGCGTTTCTAACATTTTTCCGCTATTTTCATCTTCCATAGTCTAACCCTCCTATGTGGTACTTTCATTTTATCATATTTTTACTTGTTGTTAAGTAATTTTAATACTTCTTCCCATTTTCTTATGAGTAATTTATCCTTATCAATCGCTTTTTGTAAAATATGCGTGTGTTTAATAGCCGCCATTTGTTCATGCAATAATAACCTTTCGCGATATTTACTTAACAACGCTTCTACCTCGTTTATCGTATAAGTCTTGCGTGTCATATCGTGCCTGATGGTTTGCCGCATTGAACGCCGCCCCTTTGCGTGAATCATCCGATTTTGTTTCAGTATGTTTCCCACGCTATTCCCTAACACCTCGCTTACTCGCAAGTCCTTAAAGTAATGCCGACAGTTTGGTCTTACCACAAGCCACACCGGTTCAAAAATAACCCATTGGTAAGTATCAACTCCAAAGTTGCGGATATATTGTTCTATTTTTAATATTTCTTTATCGTCCTTAACTACTTCTCGCCAATTGGCATCGACATAAACTTTCCCTTGATAATCTTTGTGATCCACCGCACAGTCATTATGGCGGCTGCATATATAAAATATTTTCGGATCATCAGATTGCTCACTGCGATTTATTTCGGCAGTTTTAAGTAGCAAGTCCTCTTTTTGTTCCCCCTCATATTCTCTCGTGTATTCATAGACTTTTTTTGATATCTTTTTCGAAAGTTGTCTTTTGTTGATGGCTTGAAACGCTAAAATCGCCAACCACTCGCCTCTTTCTCGGTCTTGTTGCGGTTGTGCCAATTTTAATCTTTTTACTTCGTTAATAGTTTGTTTAGCCGCTATTACAGTAGGCGTGAATAAAAACCTATCATTAGCAGTTGTTTTCTTTAATCGAGCGTGTAAATCTTTTCGCTCGTTTACAATTGAATCATAAATCGTTAATATCGCTTTATTCTTTACTGACATCAAGCGGTTCGTTAAAGATTTCTTCCTCAACTGAATCGTCTGTAATTCCTGTTCCATCGAAATCCTCCAGTGTCAGGTTATCTGCATTCCGTATTTTATTAAGTCGCTCAACTTCCTTTTTTTGTTCCTCATCACTCATCATTTCACCCCATAAAGTTTCCACATACTTTTCAGTCGATATTGCTCCGCCAGAATATGCAGGAGATAAGTATTGGAGTTTGCTTTCAAAACTTGGAGTTGCGAAATCATTATAGATAACGCTAAAGTCGGCTCTCTCATCGCTGATAGGTTGCCCGTTTTTATACATTAATAAATCTAATGCGACATCGACCACATCTTGAATAATCTTTCTTTGGGCGTTAATGATGTTATTACGAGTCATGATCGTGATTTTCTCTTTTTCTCGTTGAGCTTCCGCGTTGTCTTTTTTCGCCACATCTATCCCCATTGTCGCAGGGCTTAAAATACCCGTTAAAATTAAATCAAGCTTGTTTTTCACTTCATAGGCATATTGCTCGAAGTTTAATTGCGGTTGGCTCGTTTGAATTGTGTCAGAACCCATCACACCATCGCCACTTGGGATACTTGCTGGTTTCTTGATGAATTGCCGGTTATACGCAACTGGTAGAATTGGCACTCCAAAAGAATTCTTTTCTAATACACTCACTGGATAATACTCAACAGGTGTCGATACCTTAACCGTTTGGCTGGCTTGACTTAATGCTTGATCGAGGTCATCGAATAAATCAATTTTACCCGTTAGAATTGACCGCCCATAATTAACATCGCTTGGATCGTGAAAGATCCTTGTCGGCACTCCAAGTATTTTCATGTAGCCGGGAATAAAGATGGTTTCAAGTTTTGATAATTCTTTAATTGTAGATAACTCCACCGGTATGATGTTGTTGTTTTCTTTTAGTTCAAATAAGTTATATTCTACATAAGACCCCGCTTCCACATTTTCAGTCTTGCGTTTTATCGAGCGTGTTTCAAATAATACATACTTTTTATTATTAAGTTCATAGTAATCAAGGTAAATAATGCCCTCTATCCGTCTGTTCTTGCCAATGAAACGGACATTCTCGGCTTCGTAATATTCAATTAAAGGATATTCATATGCCTCATCAATGTTTATTTTGTAAGCCCCCCACCCTTGAGCGAGTGTTAAAGGCAATTGTTCTTGATTCACCATACGGATAAAATCATTGTCCTCGAGCATATCATAAATTATTCTCTCAAGTTCTTTATCATTGCTTGTGATTTGGTGTTCGCCAACGACATTAACTAAAGTATTAATGATAGCGTTTGGAATGCCCGAGTGAACTTTCTTTACCATTGCTTCTTGTGTGGCGATCGACCAGAAATAATTACGATCCGATAACCCCTTTCGAGATGAATCGCCTAATAGATAGTATTGTTCTATTTTATCGCCCTCGCCTAAATACCAGAGTTTGAATTCTTTTGCTTTTAAAACTCGCAAAATTTCCTCATCGCTGATATATTGAAAATTTATATCATTCGGATTCTTGTGTATATGTTGTATTCCTAAAAATTCTTTAATTTTTTCTCTAATGTAATCGATGATGAGCATTTAGTTTCCCCCGTTTTCGCATAATTATAATTAGTTCCATACATTTATTATATATCAATTTGCATTAAACTATAATTTTATTGTTGCCCATAACTGAAGTTCGTTCACAAAACTTGCCCAACCGTACTCACAACCATCTTGTGCGTGGTCGTTTCCTGCTCTTACTTCACCCTTTTCCCCGCTTGTCGCAGTTCGATGTTCTCGAATAAGATTAGGACATAGTGACGACACTAAATAATCCCCGTAAGCCATAAGTGTTCGTATAAAGTAAACTCGCTTCTCAACTCCGTATTTTGTGCTTGGTTGAAAGATAAAATTAATCAATCCATTTTTATGAGCGAGTAGCTGCAGACCATCCTTAAACCCGATATCAGCCGATTCGACATAGACTAATACTTGCCCTTTCATTAAGTCAGGATGATTACGGTATTTCTCTTGCCACAGTTTTAATGTTTCAATAATCTCCGCCATAATTTCTGGTTCGGTTTTCTTAACCTTTGAATTCGAGTGGAAGTATTCATCGATAGCAATAATCTTTTTTCTGTCCCAAGTCAGTCCAGACATAATCATCGTGGTCGCACTTTTCACTTGGTCTTTGTTTAGTTTTGCCGCACTTAACCCAGTGTCAATCCCGATCGCATAACGCCTAAATCTTGTTGCCATTACCTTTTGCGGTTCAGCAATACAGCTATCATTCCATTCCGGGTAGACTAACTCACCGGTAACACCCCACATTCCTAATGCTTCGACTTTATATATCTCGGGTGCTTTTTCTCTTAAGTTTTCCATTGCCACATCGTAAATGCCATCGCGAAATTCATTTATCTTATAAGTCGATATGTGTAAGTAAAGTCCTTTGCCGTAATCTCCGATATATTCGCTGTCGTAGTAGTCAATGTAATCATTCGCTTCAAGTAGATTATAATCATCTTCTAACCGACCTTTAAAGAAAACATCATAGAGCCAGTGTTCTTTTTTCCACGCATTGAATAAGAATGTAATTTGATAGAAATAACCCTCCGGCAGTCTTCCTCTTAATGATCCATCAAGTTTTCTAAATTCATCATAAGATTTAATCTCGAATGCTTCCTCAATGTAGACATCGGTAAAGTATCCTGTTAATGCTCGAAGCCCCGTAAGTTTATCAGCGTTATCAAAACCCCTAAAGACGATCATTTGTCCGGTTGGGATATAGGTAATGATTTTATCGACCGAATTGATTTTAAAGTAGCGAGATAATGAGATATCCGGATTTCGATAATCGGGTTGTCTAATTGCCCCGATAATTGTATTCCAAGTTGTAATCTTATGGCTCGTTTCGGTTTGCCGCACAACCATAACATTACGATATGGTTGAGTAAGAATTTTATTAATAACCTCAAGCCCTAACATAACATAAGACTTCTTTGTGTTTCTCCCCCCTTTGAATAAACGATACCGAGAGGGGTTATTTGTCCACCACGCTTTAGAATATCCTTTACCGATTAATTTCGCCATTGAGAGTTCATTTGACATCGTTGATAATTTTCACTCCCATTTCCTCTGCGTTTGCTCTGCCATCTTGTCTATCACCATATGTATCGGGGTGCCGCATTTTCAAAAGATAGGCAGCTGCCCGCCAGTCTTGCTTACTCGCTTGATAGATTTGATATAGCCCATTTCTAATAAATTGTTGCTTCGCGCGATAGAATGACTCCAAAAATTCCGAATAAATCGTTTTTTTACCGGCTTCTTTATCAGCTTCACCTTTTTCCACCCATAGATAAATGCTGCTTGGCGATATGTTAGCAAATTCCGCACTATCTTTAATCGTTTGTCCGAGTTGAATGCCCTCTAAAAAAACTTTTATTGCTTCCTTATTGGATACAAGGATCGGCTTAGCACCCATTTTTTTCTTTTTGCCATTCATACTACTCAACCTTTACCGCTTTTCTACCTGTATACTTTTCCCAACGATCAATAATTACATCAACATACTTCTCATCAAGTTCCATCATATAACATATTCTATCAAGTTGTTCACAAGCTATTAATGTTGTTCCTGTTCCGCCGAATTGGTCTAATACACTCTCTTTTGCAAAATTTCTTATGAAGTGACTTGCGAACTCTACGCTAAAAGTAGCATTGTGTATATCGCTGTATTCATTTTTTCTTTGTGATTGCAAATGAATAATATTATCAATAGTCCCGCGAAATTGAATTGTGCCTACCGCTCGATTTGCTTTTTTACTAAATATATGCACATATTCAAATACACTGTTCATAACGTTTTCCGCCATTGCTGGTTGTCCGTGTATTTTATCCCAGATTATCGTATCAGCATAAACATCTTTATTGTGGTACAACACATCAATTAACGCAATTTTATTATTGGCAATAGACTGAGCATTCATAAACACATATTCGCTATGCTCTAGCGCTCGTTCTATGTAGGAATTCAAGAAATCTATGTAATCAGCTTCAGTTTTATTGTCGTCGTTACCGTTGTATTTTGTGGTTTTGCCCATTGCTGTTTCTGTTGCGGTTGTTCCTGCGTTATAAGGCGGTGAGCTAAATGCAATATCAGCAGTATTGCCGTTCATCAGCTTTTCAACCGTTGCTTTGTCGGTGCTATCACCACACATCAGTCTATGAGAATGTATTTCGCTTTCGTCATATTCTGCGGTATGTCCGCAATCACAAGTTATTTTTACCATTTAGCCACTCCTTATATTCGTATTCGGTTTTACTGCCTTTTTGAGTATTACAATGCAAACAAGATAATACAAGGTTGTCGTTTTCGTTTGTACCACCTTTTATTACAGGGGTTTTATGGTCTATCGTCTTTTTATCTTGTATTTCGCATCCGCAATAATAACAAATTTTTCCGTCAAGCAACATTGATATATATTTTTTATCAACATCTCCTGCGGCTCGTCTTATATGCTTTTGTTTTCTGTTGGACAATTTCCCCTTTTCGGTCTGTCTGTATTTGGCAGTTGCTTTATTGTTTATCACCCTGCCTTTATCTGTATGTCCGTATTTTCTATCTCTTTCCCTCTTTTTTTCAATCGCTTCAAGATGAGTTTTCAAATATTCTTTTTGTCTTATAACCGCTTTATGTCTTGCAACAGGATTTTGTCTATATCTTTTTTCGTTTTCCTTAAACCTATCGCTTTGATGCCAACGCTTTATTGCTTCTTTTCCTTTGTCGGACTTTTTATATTTTTCTATTGAGTTTTTTCTTGCCTGTTGTTTACATTCTTCCGAACATAACTTTTGATTAAAATGTTTAGGCTCAAACTCTTTTCCGCAAATACCACATAACATAATATAAGCACCTCCACTTATATTATATCACCACACATCAATTTTGTCAAGATATAAAGTGTTTTTTGCCACACTTTTTACAATATACCCATCTGCCGAGCTGGTATATATCGCCCAATTTCGCTTTTGGCTCTTCTGGTATCTCCGCTTCAAAATCATCTTCTTCTATGTCATTCACCGTTTTTTCAATTTTAAACTCAAATGGTGTTAAATCGAGTTCTATTTCTGATAATTCAATATTTAATAAATCGATATCCCACTCCGCTAATTCGCCAACCTTATTATCGACAAGTCGGAACGCTCTCACTTGATCAGGTGTTAAATCATCAGCTATAATACATGGCACTTCTTTATATTTTAATCTTATAGCCGCTTTAAGTCTTGTGTGTCCAGCGATAATTTCCATATTGCTATCAAGGATAATTGGTACTTTGAAACCGAATTCTTTTATTGAGTCGGCAACCGCTTTTACTGCTTTGTCATTTTTTCTTGGATTGTTTTTGTATGGTTTTAATTCATCGATTTTTTTGTATATAATATTAATATTTTTCATTTTTTCCTCCAAAATGACCGAATTGCGCTAATTCCTCATACGATATTTCTCTTAATTTTAAGTCTTTTATAATCTCTTGTGGCTCACATTCTTTATAAAGTGATTCAGGTGCTTCAATGTTTCCTTTATCACTCACTATATAAATGGCTAACGGTTGTTTTACCCCGATTGCATACGATAGTTGAACCTCGCACCATTTTAGATTATTTTCTTTTAGGTATCTTACCGCTATTTGCCTCGCTTTATGGGCTGCACTAAAATCAACTTTAGTTGGGTCTTTTCCATTCATACAACCACCACCAACATTAGCAAATGACTGATATGCATCTACCACAATCTTTCGCCCGGTCAATCCGGCATCGCCATCAAAACCACCAATGAAAAATTTACCAGTTGGATTGAAAAGATACTTTTCAACTTTAACTCCATATTTTTCGCAAATATTATCTGCTAATTTTTTTATGATAGCATCGGTTTTTAATCTATCCTTTTCGCTGTTTTGATAACATATAGTGAAATCTTTAATCTTTATAAGATTAAAGTCATCATCATATATGCCCGTTATTTGTGCTTTTCCATCCGGATAAAATAATCCAGATAAGTTTTGTCGCAATTCATCATAGCCTTTGGCTAATTCTTGTAATATAACCATAGCGGTTGGTAAATATTTTTCAGTATCATTACAGGCATAACCGAACATCATCCCGTTGTCGCCTGCTCCTCCATCATCCACTCCCATCGCAATATCAGGTGATTGTAGCCCAATATTATTGATGATGGTGTATTTATCGCTTTCATACCCAACATCGCTTAAAACACGCTTTGTGATTGCTTTGGCGTTGATTTTTGCTTTAGTAGTTAATTCCCCGGTGATAAATATTTTACCTTTGCCTCCGACAACTTCAATTCCGGCTCTGGTGCGGGGGTCTTGTCTTAAACAAGCATCTAATATCGCACTACTGATTTGGTCACATACTTTATCTGGGTGACCCCTAAACACGATTTCATTTGAATATAATTTCATTTTTTAAGCCCCCTTTTTTTAATTTTAACATATTTTTAATTTTTCTTCCAATCTATCTTTTTATATATTGTTTCAATGGTTGCGTTTATTATTTCTTTCATGTGATTCCTTATTTGTATTCGATAATCTCGCCATTAAATATTACTACCGCTGACTTGAAGTGATCATATTTCTTTTTGAACATATTAATACACTCCTCGATGAATTCACACGATGTCGCCGCCCCATATTTAACGAGATGTTCACAGTCGTCTTTGTCATAGAATATAATCTTGAAATTCTTTGCCTCAGTCATATAATTTTACCTCTTGTAAATCTCTGACAGCTTTTAACGGTTTCCCATAGCGATTTTGATATTCGTTTAATTTCATCGGATGCCCGTAAATACGCAACTCACTGACTAAATTAAGATAGAATGTTTCCTTTTGCGGCAAGTCATCGCCATAAAGTGTGATGGGCTGATTATCGATTTTAACCGTTATGCTCGATAAGTTGTTTGCTTTTAATAAGTCGACAATCTCTTTTGTTTCAAGTGCGATCGACTTGTAGATTTCATACCAACCGATAACGCAGTCTTGAATCGGTTTTCCTATGGGATGTTTTCGACTTTGCAGAACGAATCCTAACCGCTTAACTCTTGTTAAACTTTCGGTCTTGAGTGGTCTTAAATAAATGTGATAGCTTTCGCCAATTTCAAGTGGCTTCTCACTGATAACATATTGTGCATCGCCCCTTAATAAACCGACAATCTCTCTTGCCTTATGATTTCTAATTTTCATACTATATCCTTTCTATATACCTTTAATTGCTACATAATAATAGGTTTCAGCTTTTTTATAACTTGTTGTTCCGAATAATAGTTTCAATTTTGAATATTTGAATAATGGTTTGAGTGAAAAATCTCTATTGTTCCATTTTATTAAAACTACTCCGTTTGCTGATAAGTTATCATTTAAATTATTTAACATGTTTATCAAATCTTGTTCTACTGTCAATAATTGGTAAGCATTTAAGTCGGTGTAAGTTTTAAACATAATGCCACTTGTGGTTATTAAATGTGGTGGGTCGGCATAAATTAGGTTGAATTCTCCGCCATCAATAATTGTGTTTTCGGCAAACATGTTGTTGTTGTAATCGGCAACTATTTCAATAATTTGACCTTGCTTTTCAAGTGTTAAGCCTTTACGAATGTCATTTTTTACGACATTGTTTTTTGCAAAATCTTTATCAAACCAAGTTGATAAATTACCACTGAAACAATCTAATATTTTCATACTATCTCCTTTACGCTTTCTTTTATTTTATTCTTGTATTCTTCCACTCTCTTAATCACCTCCTTCGAGGTAGGTAGACAGACATCTTGTCTTGTAGGCTTCGATGTTACCATTCCAACTAACACCCACTGCACGTAGGATGAACTTGGCATAGCACCATGCAACGTATTCCTTGACGTACTGGGATGAGGTGTTACGATATGCACTGTTGAAGTCGATGATATGACCTAACTCGTGAGCAACGGCAGCCATCTCCCACTCAGGGTCATCGAACGTCCCTATGAGTATCTCGTCTCTGCCTGCAACGGCAGCATCGTTGTTAATGTCACACCGATGTATCTCGATCGGATAACCGACTACGTCTTCAACTAATGCTATCATACTACGTAATGGTTTGTTCATTTTTTCTTTTTTAAATCGTTTCATAATTTTCATACTATCTCCTTTACGCTTTCTTTTATTTTTTTCTTGTAATCAATTCCCAATAATTCCCCAAATATCCCCATTAATACTTGTATCACTATTGAGTTTCCTGCTAATTTATATAAAGATGCATC